ATTTTAAATTCCTCACATGCGAGTGATGGGGTGTTCTGTCTGCATGTAGTCAGCCGGGACTGTCAGAACACCGGATGATTCCCGGGATGCGCTCAGTATATACCACTTATTTGTAGGATGTACAAACAAAAGAAAGGGGGCCGAAGCCCCCAATCTAAATACCCTTTGCTTATGTAGCGCCGGGTGAGCCGAAGATGCCCAGTGGGTCAGATACGCCGAAGCTGTATCGCTCACGAGCCTTATACCGGCTGTTGCCTGTATCAAAGTCTGCATCCATGCTTGTTTGCATAGGAGTACGGACAAAGTGCTTCAGGCCGTTAGGTACGTCAGTCATCAAGAACCAAGCGTTAGGATCAGTCAAATAATGATTGACCATATAACCGCCCGGAACTGCACTGTTTGATCTGATAGCGTTAATGTCGTTATCAGCGGTAGCAGTCCTAAGCTCAGAATCCAACAAGCGCGTAGCAACGAATTGCAGGGCTGGTGGGATAACTAACTTAGTAGGCTGAGAAGCGATTAGCAAACCACGCTCATCAGTCCAACCAGCAATCTGAATAATAGCGGCTTCTAAAGAAGTCTCATTCAAATCAGTGCCAATTGCAGGACGGTTTGAGTTAACACCGCCGGACACAAGAGGGTGAGCAGTGGAACATAGAACTACTCCATCTCCGTAAACAGGGCCGGTAAAGGCTCCGTTTAAGATTGTGGCACCTTTAACTTGCTTAGTGTAAGCCATAGCGCGGGCAAGAGCCTTTGTATAGCGAGCAGAAAGTGAGCCGTAAAGGTTATCCTCAATAGCTTCCTCAGTAATAGAGAAACCCATTGCGATAGTCTCGTTTGTATAACGAGCCGTCCACGCTTCTTGTGCATTGTCATACTCGATAGCGGAACCCTCACCTTTAACAGGTGCGGCACTAAAGCCTGACAACTTAACTTCTTCCTCGAACGAACGATCAGAAGACTCAGATTCGAAAATCTCAGCAGCTTCGTCACCATACTTCGCGTATTCGAGACCAAATAGGGCGTTTAGACCCGGTAATAGCTCCTTAAGGAGTTGCGCTCTTGAAATAGCCATTTGCTAGTCTCCTATACGCCGGTTGTGTTGGTGTACTGATGCAAGTTGATCTTAACGATCAGCTCAACAAAAGTATCAGCAGCAGTGGAAGTTTCAGCAACAGTAGCTATAACACGGATAGGTAAACCGGCTGTGCCAGCCTCCGAACCCGCTAGTACTGATATACCAGAGTTACCTGTAGTGGTACTTCCGGCGCCCTGTATAATAGACATGTTTGATCCCACAGCAGCTTGTGCCGCAGAAGACATAACACTTCCATTTGTAGTTACGGCAACTTTAAATGCCGCCATAGTGTCGTCAACTACGATAGCAAAAGCTTGTGTAACGCTAGTGCCGGGGTAGAATTGCGCCGGTGTGAACTGGCCCAATGAATTGACGTACTGAACACCCATAAAAACGCCCACAGGAGAACCCGTAGTGGTGCCTGTGAACTTCTGGATTGTGCCCGCCGCAACAACTTGAACTAGGTCACCGTAGAAAATAGCCGTGTTGTAAGTGCTCGCAATAGGAATAAGGCGAGTGGCACCTGCATAAGGCATACCGTCTATACGGTTAATTGGCTCAAAGCCGTAGGGAGCGTTGACTGTTGGATAAGCCATTTTTAACTCCTAAAATTTAAGTTTAGCCTTTGCCAAAAGTAACCTTCGTCTTCCTATCGTTAAATAGGGGCATACGAGGATCATTTTCGCGCATAAGGCTGTTATCAACAGAGTGAATTTGCGAGGCCGCCTGATTACTATAGTAGGCATTTCGTTCCTCCACCATTTCGACAGTAGCCTTACATAACATTAGTCCACCTTGAATGATATTGTCCTTAAAGCGACCATCGGTAGCTTCATCAGAAAGTATCTCAGGGTGAGCATCTGCACGTACTGGCTCCCATCCTTCACGTAATTTAGCTGAAACATTACCTGTATCAGCTTGACCCAAAGTACTGATTCGAACCCAGTGATACTTATAGCCCGCTTCTGGCGTAGGGGTTGGCAAAGTTTCTGGCCGTACCCATGCTTTCTTATGGACTTTTTTCTCTCGAGTTTCACTTTCTCTATCTTGTCTATTTTGGGTCATTATTGGTTCCTCATTAATGCAGCGGCCTGTTTGGCGTAATCTTCTAGCGGGATTCCAAGGCGTTTCGCAATAGCAACTTGTGATTGTTTAAGTCTTACTTTCTTAGGTGACGTGCTCCGCGTAGCGGGTGCAACCACATTGCTAGTTTTTTTCTTGGCTTCCTGTGTATTCACTTCCACATCATCAAATTGATCTGGAAATATTTGTCGCATACGAGCATCTATTTTCTCGTAGTATTCGTCGGATCGGGGGTCAACCCCAGCTTCAACTAATGTGCCATGCACACCATAAGCAAAAGAAGTCATTTCTTTGCCTGCTGGCGTTTTTGCCCCAAACCACGTATTTTCGTCAGCCCACTCTCGGGCTTTCTCATCGCGCTGTGGCGCTTGTGGTGCAAGTTCTTGTGATTGAACAGGATTTTCTTTCGGTTGTAAAGCTTTGCCTTCTTCAGGCGCAGAACGCGGTTTAAGGGACGTTATTTTGTCCATTCTGATTTGAGCAGAATTTAAAACAGTTTGTGCTTCTACAATAGCGTCAGAGTCTCCTGATTCATACGCTTCTTTATACATCTTCCTAGCCATACCAAGTTCGCCATCAACTTGCTTCTTGGCAGATGCAATCAGAGTATTGTGGCTTTGATCAACAGAACCTTTTAACTTCTTGTTTTCGTCCATAGTCTGTTTAGCAAAACGTTCCAACTCTTCGCGTTCACGAAAAGCTGTTTCTTTAGCGCGACGTTCGTCGTGTATAGCTTTATTAAGTTGCCCAATGCGGACTTTAACTTTTTTAGAGTATGTTTCTAATTCTTCATCATCAACTTCTTTAAAGTTAGAGGGTGTCTTACCCTTATCTCTTTCAGGAGTATCATCTTCAATCTCTATCTCTACTTCGTCAGATTCGACTTTTTTGTGGGGGGTCTTCATGTCCTCCCGGCCTACAGCCCCTTCTATTTCAAGACTGTTGTCATCTTCGGTGTCCAGATTTACTTCTACTTCAGTGGTCTCTTTATCAGAGTCTGGAAATTCATACTCTACTTGTTGCATTGGCATACCTTGCTCCTTAAGCTCGCGTGACAGCACGCGGATCAGCAACGACTGCTTCAATAGAGTCGTCGTTCATTAAACGATATTCCTGTCTACCCACCTTAAAGCGTGTGCCGGTGTTAGCTCGAAACATCACGTAGTCCCCTACTTTGCACCAAGGGCCGTTGGGAAAACGTTCTTTGTCTGAATACGCTTGGCCCCCCATTTCAATAACTGCGCCTACAGTAGAGAGGACGTACTCATCACGAACCGTCTGAGTTGACTTAACTAGCCCGCTCTCGCCATAAGTTTCATCTACGTTAGGAAGTGCAACTAACACCCGATAGCCCACAGGCTTCGGAAGCTGTGCTTCTAGCTCTTCCTCTGTTTGCATTGTTTCTTTAATCTTCTCATCGCGCTTTATCTCTAAAGCTGTCATTTCAGTCATCGTCGTCTTCCATGTAGTTACGCGAAAGGTCGCCTACTTCTCTTAATGCAGCGTTTAGACCTCGAATTACACCGCACACCTCCTTATACTCGGCAAAGTCTTTAGGACCACCCGAGGTTAAGAATTCTTCGCTAGAGCCTTTAAGCTCTGTAAGTTTTAAATTCAGCACGTCAAAGACGGTTGTAGCCATTACTTATTACCTCTTACTTAGCTTTCTTCTTTGCCGTAGCAGACAAGTCTTTTAAGTGGAATAACTTCACACTACCCTTAGTATGACTTTTTCCACTGTGCAAAGTGCCATCGGCCATCTTGTGTGAGGTACCTTTAAATTCAGTTCCGTCTCTTTTGTAATGCTTAACACCTTTCATATTATCTATCCCTCTCTATACGGTCTAGGACAGCGAGTGCGTTTACAAGATTCAACACTGACTGAGCGTATTTCATTGCTTCGTCTGGATTAGTGGCTCTTTCCGCTGTTGATACAAGTTTTTCTACTGCTTCTTCTATTTTCTTCTTCATAGGGTTCTAACTCCTGTGGTTTTAAGGTTAATGTTATCTATTCTCTCGGTTATCGCGGTTAGCTTCTGCTCTGTCTCTCTGAGTTTCTGCCTCTGTGCGTCTAGCCTCCTCCTTAGCCTTTATGGTATCCAACATAACCTTAGCTTCGGCCACATCATTCTTAGCCTCCGACTGTTGATTTTGAGCGGCTATGCGGTTGGCTTCTAAAGTTGCGTTGGTATCGGCTTTACGTGCATCAAGGTTTAAGCGTTCTTGGTCAAGTGCCCCATCCATCGCGTCTTTAGCGGCTTTACGTTGTAACTCAGCCTGCTTAAGCTGTAACTCTTGCTGTTGCATTTGAACAACA